ATTCATGTCCGATTCTGTTACTAGGCGTAGGCTATTTGCGCCCCAAACCGTATCGCTTTTGGTTGCTAAACGATTTGCGATTGTATCGGTTACGGTTGCCATTCTAGCATTTAAATCAGCCTCGGTAGCTATCCTTAAACTACCTGCACTCCACAATGTATCTGATTTAGTCGCAACTCTATTAGCAATAGTATCTGTTAAGTCGGAAAGTAATGCAAGTGTACCTGTTTTGTCTTGGATAGTAACGTTCTTATTACTAGCCGTAGTTGATGGCGCATACAATCTAGTATAATAGCCTGTACTAAGGTCAAAAGCATACATACCAGTATATCCATAGTCGTATCTATACGAACTTGAAACACATGCAGAGCCATTATTTGTGTAATTAGTATAGTTGCTAAATCCAGCTCTAACATTTATGCTACTACTATCTATAGTAGTAGAAAGCGTATTCGCACCGCTACCAAACCTAATGGCTTTAGTTGAATTACGGCCTCTATCAATTACCGTTTGTAAACTATCGGTACTAGCAGATGCAGTACCCTTTGTCCTAAGTACAATCATACCTCCTGCATCAACGCCTAATACCTTGTTTGTATCTGCGCTTCTGTATTTAACAAATCTAAGCGTACTATCAACCCTCAATGAGCCAATAGTATAAGCCGTATCTGTGGTTCGTGCGCTTGCAAACTTTATTTTATCTTGGGCATTTGTGCTACCCCACATCACCAACGCTATTAATATTATTATTATCCTATTCATGTGTTTATAATTTTGCTATTATTTTTTGACCTGCGTAAAAATTAAAAGAAGTAGCGGTAATTGTAGTACCCGATTGAGTAAAGTCTACATCAACTATGTAGCATTGATTATTCGCTACTATCTCTGTAATATCATTTGAAAAAAAAGTATCTGTTAAAGTGATACCACCCGTACTAACTGTTATTACCTTCCTAAGTAATGCAATCAACTGACTAGGTGTATATCTACTATCAGTAGGAGTACCGCTTATAATCCTTGTACCTATGAAAAAATCATCGGATGTTATGTCGGATTGTAAGGGGATTAAATCAAAAAAAGTATCTGCCATGTTATGTCTTATATTTCTGCATTAAAAAATAAACCTTGTGGACTTTCATCAAGTCTTACATGGCTATTTACCATTTGAACATCTACCCCAATGCCTAGTTCCGTAGTTTCAATTGCATTAACTACTAATACTATCTGCCCTACAACATCGCTTAAAGCATCTTGTATGTCCTTCTTATCACCTATTCTAATTGATTCTATGCGCCTACTAATTACTATCCCCGTATTGTTAGCATATCCCAATTTTACATAAATAGGATTCATAAGAATAGCCCTAATCATGCCTACTATCTTTTGCATCTGCAGTAGTGCTAACTTATCACCGTTTGCAGTTGATGTGCTAGGGCTTGCAGTAGAAACATTGATATTATAAATATACTCTGCTTGGCTTCTAACAATATTCTCATTCAAGTACGAACCACCCGAAAATGTTACGTTAACGGCTGGTAACTCAGTTTCGCTATCAAAAGCATAATACCTTTCAACCCATACAGTAGGCTTTACCCAACTAGGCGTAATAACTTTTTGAGCCGTAAACTCATTGGCTATAATTTCGCCTATACGGTTGCGTATAACCTCAAATGCCTGTGATGGTATTGCCTGTGTGATTGCCATGTGTTATTCGCTATATTCGCCTAATATTAACTTTATAATGCCCACCGTTTGCCCTGCGTATTGGTCAATGACTTGATATGTGTTAGTTACGCCCATAACGTCCGTATAGCTAACCTTTACGCCTAACATGGCTATCTTATCATTGTCATTGCGTGTAGGGAAAGAAACATCAATTAAAGCCTGTTCGCTTACCGTGCATCTAGCCGTAGCACCACGAATGATATTACCAAAGTCATCAACTTGGCTAGCATGTCTAATTACAATAGCAGAACACTCAACCTCACTCATTCCATCCACACTTACAAAAATGCAATCCGTACCCCACTGATTTGTATCAGTAGTCATAGATTGAACTATCCCCTGTAAGTATGACATTGCACCCATTTATTTTGATTTTTTGCCCAAATTCTTTGGCTGTTCTATAGGTTCTGCAACTTCCGCTTTCACTTCCTCAACCACCTCAACTAACCAACCCTCATTACACTTTCTTTGCGCCTCGCCATCGGTGAAATTAGCAGTAGTAACAATTGCGCCGTGCGCTAAATGTGATTGTGTCAATTCTGACCAACAAGTACCTGCGATTACTTTATATTTTTTCATCTGTCTTTGCTTTTTTAGGTTCTGCTTTAACTTCTTCAACCATTTTCAACTCAATGAGTCCATCAAGATTTAGGAATCTATCAGCACTCACTATTTGACCTTTCTTGTACTTGCAACGGCCTATACCTGTTATCATGTCGGCCAATACCTTATATTGTTTCATATTGAATAATTTTAAAAAAAGCCCACCCGATTGTATTAGGTGGGCTTTTTGATTATTGAGATTTGATTGCTACGCTTACGCTACAACTTGTACTGTGTACATTTGGTCAACTGCTGTAGGTATTGCCAAACCAGCAGACTTGATACGCATTTTGTGCGAACTGTTCATTTGGTCTACATATTGGTCTACAACATATGGCTGAGCCTGTAGCGGTGCTAATGATGGCAAATTACCATTGCTTGCACCAGCTTCAACAAGTACTTGAGGTACTGCTGCGAAGCCTAGTTTGAAGTGCTTGTTAGTTGGGGTGATAACAATCTTCTTATCATCCAAATAAGGAGTAGGAGTGATAGTTGGTGCTAATGCAGTTCCGCCTATAACGTCATATGATTGTGGGTATGTCCAAAGGTTCACTTTGTATGCACCACAAGTCAATTGGCCTATCCAATTCGCACCTGCTGCGTTTCTACTCGCTGGAGCAAGAACATCAATATTGTTGTTCAAGTTTTGGAATACACGCTCTTTGAAGATAGTGTTATTCATCAAATTGCTTGCTGCGGTTTGACCCATGTAGCAATCCATGATATAATCACCTGACTTACCTTGCTGGCGTACATATTGACAACCCGCTGCGATAGTTTCAAATGGGTCTACAGTGTTTGTTGCCCATGTATTACCTGCGCCATTAGCAACTAATGAACCTGCTGCACGACCCCAATTTATTGAAGTGGCTTGGCTAAAAGTAGTTGTACCTAGCATGTAGATTTCAGCTACTTGCTTTTCATATGAACGCTCTATCTTATCACGCAATTGACCCATGCGCATTGCTACAGTAGCAATCAATTGGCTATAGATACCTTCATCAATTGCAGTAGAACCGAATAGACGGTCATACAAATCAATGTCGGTAAGTTCTATCACTTCTGAGTAATATGGTGGCTCAAATACTTTCTCCCTAGTGATTGAGAAATTGTTACGATTACCCTCAGTGCCACGCAATACGTCTACGGCTGTTGGTTCGCTGTTTTTCTCAACTTGTATAGATAGGTACTTAACGTACTCTTGAACTGTCTTAAAACCACTTCTAAGGAAATTAAACGCTGGCAATTGGGTACGGAACACGTCCACACACATTGAAGTAAACTCCGCTCTGGCTTGACTGGTTGATATTGTTGGCATCTTTTATGCTTTTTTTGTTATTGATTAATAAGTATTTTGAATTACAGTAATTGGTATCAAACCTTTGCTTACCATGATACTTTCAATAGTACCCGTAACCAATGTATTTGTAGCACTATCTGTCATTGTAACAGTAGCTGTCAAATCGGCTGGGTCTGCAACATCACTAATAAGCGATGCATCAACTTGGCCACTGATACACAACGTAACAGTAACAGTAGCACCATTAGCCACCGTATAATCTGAAGCAAGAATACCATAAGGTACTTGGCTACCATTGGTGACGCCAGATGTTAAACGTGGTGTTACTTTGTTAGTTGAAAATATCAAACCCATTATTCTACCTGCTGGTAAATCCACACTAGCACCCGTGCCATTAGTGTAAGATGCAGTGATATATTGGTTATTGAATATGAACCTTTTGGCATTGTTAAAGGTGGTTGATAACACACCATTTGCGTAACTTGGAGTTGCTGACATATTTATTATCTATTTATCATTTGTGAAACATTAGCGATTATGCTTTTCTTAGTCGCTTCCCATTCTGCTTTCTCGGCATCTGCATTTACTGCTGGCACGGGAGTTGTAACGCTTGGTGCATTCTCAGCAACTACAGTCTGCAAGTTCTGAGCAGATATAGCCTTTACCTTAAATTCAGCCTCTACGTCTTGGGTCAATTCCTTACCCTCAACAGCACCAGCAATAGCAGTAGTAGCATCAATCTTTGAATATGCTAACCACGCCTTTACTCTTATGCTTTCGGCTCTAGCACCTTCTGCCAATACCTGAGCATATAACTCTGGATGACTGGCCTTTAAGTCAGTAATTGTCATCTTTTTTGTATTTATATTGTTATTAATTGCATTTACTTTTACTTCGCCAACAAAAGCCGATATATTATACTTGTTAGCTAAACTTACTATCTCGCTCTTAGCCTCAACAGTTAATGGATTGATACGCTTAACTATGCCTAGTTGCTTCATTTGCTCGGCATTTAACGTAACATCTATTCTGTTTTCCATGCTAAACATCTCATCATAGGTAGAACCCGTTATTTTAGCCCACATCTCGGGCGAACATTTGGCTTCCATTGCTGACCTATACGAAGCATTAACGCTATTTAGCAACTTCATCTCTGGTTCACTCATTTGCGCTTCGTCTTGCAACGTACCATAAGCAGCCCTATGGAATAGGAATTGTGAAACGTCTAAGCACTCAACGTCATTTGCATATAAAAGCATAAAGGCCGCTGCGCTCGCTGCGATACCATCAACTTTTATTTTCTTTTCGCCACTATATTCTTGAAACTTGGCCGTCATGCCATAAGAGCCAAAGACATCACCGCCTCCGCAATTAGTTCTAACGCATACGGGCTTACCTTTAGCACCATCCAAAGCCTTAATAAACTCGGATGCACTATAAATATAGATAGAACCGTATAATAGTATCTCTTGCATTGTCAACAAATTTAGACTACTATAAGTAGTTGATAATTTGTAGTGCGGTATAAAAGCATTATTTTTGTAATAAAAAACTATGAGGTGCGAAAAACTTACTATGATTAGGATTTTTAGCGTTAATGGCGACCACTTCCAATCACATGCAAATAAGCTAGGACTTAGAATAGACTTGACTATCGGTAGCAAAGTAAGTGATGTTATAAAAAAATATTCACACACCGAAAACATCAATGATAAGTACTATAGCCATGTACCGATTAAATGCACACCAGATGAGGCAATACAAGTTCGTAGAATATGCCAAAAACTAGGCGTATCGGTTAGCGACTTTTTAAAGATTACTTTATATAATGAATTGAATGCCAATAAAAAAGGGGACTAAGAATAGCCCCCTCAAACTTAACCCTATTAAACACACTTCTTTAATCTTCTTTTTCTGATTCTGTTTCTGGCGTTTCCATCTCTGGTGGTTCGTTGGCCTCATCTTCTATGCCGTTTTCCTCGGCATATTCTAACTCACGGCCTACTTGTCTAAGTATCGCACCATAATCGCCCTGCCCTAGTATATCCGCAGCTTCTTCGTTGGTCATTAGTGGCATGAAATCGTTACCAACCGCTTTACGCAAAAAGTTAACCGTTTTCAATGGGTCAATATCTGGGAACATATCGCCACGCCAATCACAATTTAACCAAGCCTCTTTTATCATTCTGTTTTTACTTCTAACAGCTTCCAAAAATCCTTTGGCTTTAATTTTGTTATTGACATCCGATACCCAAATAAACATTTGCAACTCATAAATAGGGTTAAAAAACTCTTTAGTAAATTTATCCCTAGCACTCATAAACGTATGCTCCCAATCTTTACCAGCCATACGGGATGCGCTGAAACTATCGTTATACTCGCTTAAAGCTACGCATACGGGCATCTTTATCATGGCCGATAGTATCTTATATTGAAAGTCGCAATAAGCACTAGAATTGACCTCTTTTGTGCTTTGGTGCGCTACCATCTTTGCCCCAATAGGCATGTTAACAGTAGTGTTACCTGTTAGTGCTGTTATATTCTGAGCAAGTGCAATGCCATTTCTATCAACAGCCATATTATCATTAGGGTTGCCACTTCTAGGGTATTGCTCCCTTGTTGCTCGCCTACTTGCCATTGGGTCTTCGCCATCACTATCACGGTCGTGTTCAATAGTATAGGCTATACTTGCATTAGTCTTCGCAGCTTGTAAGGTATAGTTTCTATAATCGGCCTCCATCTTAGCCGTTTCTATGCCACCTGCCAAAGCTGGGAAACCTCTAGTAGCATCAACTGAATCTTTGCTAAAAGTAACTAAAAATGCACGCTTCATTCCTAAGCTATCATAAGCCTCAATAGGGGTGTAGTTAAATGAATTAGTGCGTAACCAATACCTAACAGTCTTACCCGTTGCATCAATCTCTACACCCCATCTAACACGATTGCCATTCGGCATAACCGTGTCAATGCCATTGCTACTAGCCATAGGTGGCGTAATAAGGTTTGAAGCATCAACCAATTGCACCTTTACCGTTTTATCAACTACTCTAAGAATTACTATTACGTCACCTCCTTTAAATGCCGACTGCATAGCTTCGTGCGCTATGTCTTGCAAACATCTTTGGTCGGAATAGTCGCACATGGTAGTGGTGCTATACAACTTCCAAAGTGCTTCTACATTCTCATTAAACGGCTCTAGTTCGTCCTTAGTAACGTCAATGCCTAGTAGGTTCAATGTTTGTACATTAGGCTCGCATTTCAAACGTATGTAACGGCCTAATACCCAAGCATCATACTTGTAGCATAACGCTTGACATATCTCGCTTTCCTTATGCAACTGTTCACAACGCAACCTCAACCCGTAGTAGTCGTTAAAGTACTTCATTAACGGCCCTGCTGCGCCTTGATTCTTTTCACCATTGTAGTACACACCATACACGGGCTTATAACCACTATCGGTAGCTACTAGTGCCTGTGGTACTGGTTGTGAGTCTGCCTTGCTAAATAACTTAAATATATCCTTAAAAGCCATAATTGTATCCATTTAAATTTTTACCATCTTGCGCAACTGTAACTCTGCCATTCAAGCCTGATAAACATTGATTAATTTGCCTATCAATAAGTAACTGTGCATTTATGATTGATTGAATTGACATCATGCCCGTCTTTACAACCGTTTGGCCGTCATTGAGATACAACTCAGTTACACCGCCTTTAATTGCATTTGATAAGGCTGCGTTATCTAAAGCTGTGCGCAATGCCTTTAATGTCACTATCCTAGCTTCTAGTTCTGTTGGCGTATCTGCTAAGTATGTTGTTAGACTATTATAAACCATATCAATTAGTTTTTATTCTTTCGTTCTTAGATTGCGTTATGTCGGCTGTGGATTGCGTTGCTTGTGTTAGCGTTGCACTTGATGTACCAGTTGAAAGTGGGTGTGTATGAACATTGTAGGCCGTAACCAAATCATTAAACTTCCCTTTCAACTCATTGAACTGAGTAGCCAATTCCGTATATTTTACCGCCCAATTGCTATCACCTAGTAGATTCAACTCACCATTATTCTTTAAATACACATAGCCGACAACACTACCACCGCTATTAGTAGCATACATACGGCTTTCACCTTCTTGCGCTACAACACTAGTATTCAACCAACCAACTATAATAGGGTATCTATTGTTTGAAGTATCGGAAAATACACATTGCATATTCTGAACCCCAACACTATCAAATCCAAATGGAGCAACATTATATCCTTGCATACTATTAGTATTATCCGTACCAAAACAAACGATTGTATTGAATCGCTTATTCTCGCTAGTTGAAGTGCTAATATATCTACTTACTATCATACTCTATCAAATATATTCTTTATCGGTTCATCACTAAAACATTCAGGTAATACGCATGTAAGTGTTGCGGTTGTGCTACTTTCATTCGTTACTAACTTTACTTCTTGTATAAACCACTTAGTCTTTTTATACAAATGTACGAAAGGATTAGTAACAGTTATCATTTGATTAGGCGTTACTAAGTGGCCATTCAATTCCCATCCTTCAATCTCTATAGTTAGCTTAATATTTTTTAACTCCCTTCCTACTTCCGCCCTACTTGTCAATGGCAATGTAGTACTATCGCCTACGGTCTGTACCACGTTTAACGGCCTTACGCCCCTATCTACGGCATCGGGTATCAATGGTGAATATATTATAGGCTTGGCTTCTACATATGGGTTAATGGCCGTATTAGCTAGTTGAACACTATTTGTGCTATCGGGTTGCGATTGCCCAAGTATCATAATATCGCTATGCATATCCCTACCATCAAATGATAAGTCCATGCTTATGTATGTACCATTAACAAAGTCAAATAGTACGGGTCTATCAACAGCCACATCAACCGTGGCTATAAATTCGGGTGCGCCATCTATTTGTTCGCTCCTTGCAACGGGCTTTACCCTTGTAGCTTTGCGTGTATAAACCTTATCCGCCTTCACTCTAGTTAGTAATATCTGACCCGTGGCCGTATGACTTACAACTATTTGCAATTGCTTTGTAATGCTATCAATGTAATCTTTAACCGTTTGGTCAATTTTAGGATATGCAACGCTTAATATTTTATTACAAGTAGCTTGCACTTCGGGGTCAACTATAACGCCAATACTATAATGCCTACACACCTTTTGTACTATTTGCTCAATAGTAAGCCCCGTATACATGGTAGGTGTAGTAACTACGGGACACATGGCCAATACCTCGGTAACACTTGAACCACTAACCTCAATTAATGCCTCTGGTGGGTCGCCTGCGCTCTTAAAATTATATGCAAGCACTCGACCTGTAAGAATGACAACACCTTTATGCAATATTTGAACAACACTATATAAACTAGGTTTGAATAAATCACGGTTGGCACTAGGGTCAAAGTATGCAGAAAAACTAAAGCTATCAGCAATAGAATTGAACTGTAAGTTTATGCTTACATTATTATACAATGCTACCCTTTTTCCTGCAATTATTATATCCATACCTCAATTTAAACGTAATATACAATCTTTCTACCTACCTTAATATTAAGCATCTCAGTAATACCTATTGCATTGCTTTTCATAAACAAATCAAGTGTACTATCATCTAATGACATGCCATATAGTTTATGTGTCAAAGATATGCTATTTGTCGGCTCTGTGGTGTAAAATACCCTTTCTTGCTTTGCGTTATTCGCAATAGTCATAAGTAATGATATAGTAGTATGCACCAAGTTATTAAGCTTAGTTATTCCATTCGGATTAGGTATGTAGCTATCAACATTGCCTCCATAGTCCGATTGCAATAGGTCTAAGTTGTTTATATAGCCATTATAGGCCGTAATGACACGATTAATGACATCAATTACATCGGGTCTATAAGTATAGGCTTCGCCCGTATTAGTGGTCGCAGATAGGCACATTCCCGTAATCGCAGTAGCACCGTACATCTCATACACACACTTGCTACTTTTGGTAGGTATGTTGTATAAATTGAGTATGTCCGTTACCATATCAGATAACATACTCAAACTATCTTCAAATATCAATACCTTACTATTTACATCCATCACAAAGTAAGCTGGTGCAAAAATTAGGCTTTGCGTAGATAGCGCAATATCCAACACACTATACAACAATGGATTTAGAAAGGCCATGGCTGTATTGTACTTATTCGTGTAGTAATCAATGTTTGCCTGTACTGTATTTATTTTGGCCTTTACTTGGTCGTATAGAGTGGTATTAGTATTGCTTAATGTGGATAGATTGCCCGTGGTAAAAGTAGGCACTGAACTAGCTATATCTGCTCCTATTGCTGTGTTTACAAGTGCCGATGCATTGGCTATATCAACTACTTTAGGTGCGCTACCACTTAGAATAGTTTCAACTACAGTGCCTGTAATTTTACTAACATTGAGTACGGAGTTATCAAATGTAATTGATATAGGTTGAACAACTAGGCCACCGTAGAATGGGTGCGTAATTTTCCATGCTCTATTATCTTCGGCATCCTTGGCGAACTTGTTAGCATCCTTAACGCAATTCTCACCCGTAAACATAAACGATATGTCATACCGCTTACCCCTCGGAGTGCCACGCTTAACTAGTGTACCGCTTTTGCCCTTAAATACAAATTCCGATACATTGAAATCCATATTACGGGTAACCGTAGAAGTAAAGTATTGTACCGTATGAGCAACGCCATTGCCCGTAGTGATGACTAAATCAATGCCTTGTATATTATCTACCCAACTCATTTGAATATCCTATTAATTTGCTTTTCAGCATTAACAATAAACCACTTATTAATACTTAGTGATGTTTCCATGCTTGCACGTTTCATGAAATTAGTGGCCTTTACGGGTGCAAGTCTGCCCTTATTGTAGCTATACAATGCAGTGCGCTTTATCCGTATCTTACCGCCAATCTTTACCGCACTATCAATTCTACTAATTGTCCTACTACCCGAACTAGTTTTATTGCCCAATACAAAACGGCCTGTTTTCTGAGCCATGAAAGATGCACGGATGAACTTTTGTTTTTTTGATTGCTTATGCCCTTTGGTAACATCTATCAAATTTGATTCCTTAATTCTGCTCTTTAAGTCCTTCAACTTCAATCCCGTGCGCACCATCTTATTCCAACTTTCGCCCGTCCTTGCCCCTCTGCCTGCTATGTAATCCCTATCCTTAATTTTACCGCCATGCTCCTGCTGTTCTAGGTCTTCAATAGAGTGCGCTTTCTTGTCATTCTTAGGCTTAAATCCGATAACAGATTGCATAGTAAGCACATTGTTACCCTTCGCCATTTCAACCGTACTAGATGCCTTAAAAAAGGTAGATACACGCTTAACAAAACGGTCGCTACTCTTTGGCATTGTATTCTTTTTCACGTCAAAGGCTGCGTTATTCAACGTGTCTCTAATAGCCGTAGGGTATGCCTTTTTGCTTATTAAATTAAGCGAATTGGCATAGTCCTTTAATACTTGGGGTGGTATGTGTGATGTGATGTTCAATTAGCGCACTTTATATGATAAGCCTGTGAGGTCAATGTAATCGCCACTAGTACCGAATAATGTAGGGTATTTCTGCAACCTTAAACGCCCATCTCCATAAACTTGTAATAGTCCTGAAAATTCAGAACCTAGCGAACCACCACTTATTGTAGCCATGCACACCCAATAGAATGAAGTAACTAATGGCCTTGTTTCTGCTGGCAATCCACCCGTAGTGAATATAGCTGGATTGTAAGCCCCATTTAATTGTATCTTTCCATCCCAATGAATATATCCATTAGTATCAATGCTATAAGTCAACGGAACATCGGGCGTACCTTGCCACGGTGATAGGAATGTTGCTGGCGTTATCTCCGTCTGCGCATTAAACCTTACCAAGTCATCATATAAACACATATCGGGCGTAGCATCACTTTGAACTACAGCACGCAAAAATGTATCTTGTGTTGCACCGCCTGCGCTACCACGATTAATACCATATGGCGCACCCGTACCCGTACTATAACCCTCTACGAAATATATCTTCCCGTCAAATAAAATAAATCCATCTTGAAACTCACTACTAAGGCCACTTAATACATATCCCGTGGCCGTATCGTATGAACTACCCAACATAAGTATAACTACTTGGGCTACATTGGCACTAATAGCGGTCAAATTAGCCTCCCATAATTGGAAACCATTATCGGCATTGTCTGGATTGCCATTAGGCGTAATACCGCTATCGGCCATCATCTTTTGAAAGAATTGTTGCAAGTCCCCATTAGTCAACACATTCACGGGCGTACCGTCATTGCTCCCTGTATCGTCCTTGATTTGTCCGTATGGATATGTGCCACTTGGGGCTGTGTAATTCCCGAAATCCGTTATCTCTCTTGCCATGTTAAACGTAGTTTATAAATAATATTGCGACCATATCGGCACGCTTTAACTTTAAAATCAATTGCCTAAATTCAATCTCCCTACTCGCTGGTACATCGGCATAATCGCCAATATTTGCACCACCAATAAAGAATGTATGCGACCAATTATTACCAATAATAAACGGCCTATCCTTATCGCTTTCAATGTAGTTCACAACCTTATCCATACCAACACCGCCATAATTGGCCATACCCATATTAAAACCACCGTAAACTGCTGGATCGCTTGGTGCTGTAGGTGCATAGTATGTGGTTGGGTGTGAAACATACTCCGTACCATTCCAATCCCTATTCTCATTTAAGTATACAGTGAACCCTGCTAAGTTCAATTGCTCTTGTATGAATAAAAAATTTTGATTGCGTAACAACTCATTACTAAAACTTAGCTTTTGCAATATTGCCGACTTCATTTGTGGCAATGTAAGCAACCCACTATTATACAAGCCTAACCTTACATACCATTCGTTTGCATCATCAATGGTAAAAAAATCGTTATCGGGCAATTGGACATACTTTATATCATTGGCCGTATTGTACATATCTTGGTACACTTGACCAATAGCCCTATACAAACGATACATGATACCACCCGAAATGCTACTCAACAATCTACTAACATAAGTACCACCAGCACGACTATGATATGTACCGCCTGCACGACTAGCATACACACCACCTTCTTGTATAGGTTCGGGCATACGGAACGCACGGCCACTAGGACTAAGCGACCGACATAAATTTATGAAATCATCAATTATATTAAGCATACGTTACACTTATTAAGTAGGGTATCTCACCGTTATCGGCTTGCCAATTCGTTTCACTAGTACCATCAACCGTAAATGATACATTACTAAATCCTTTACCCGTTACGGCTTGACTAATAGTGCTAGTGATATTGTACGTTCCTAGATAATCGTTTCTATCCGCAACCACATCACAACTTGCAATAAACGGCCTTACGTTGTTACATAAATTGGTGAGTGCCGTTAATATCAATGCCTTTTCAGCAACCGTATAACTAGCGAATGACCCCATAGTAATTACTATTTCTACATCCTTTATAGGACATGCAACTACATTTGTATTGTTAATACCCATTGGCCTAACATAGCCTAATGCTACCTCATAATCACTAATACTACTAGCATCACACGGAGTGCCGTATGTTGTACCTTCAAGATAGATAGCGACCGTCCCCGTACTAGCACTAACCGCATAGGCGTATGTTTGTCGCACCCCTACTATATCCAAACCTAATAATCTAAATCCAGATGCACTCCATGAATTTGGCTCTAATTGCATCTTAGTTATTACCTTGCCTCTATACGCCTCTGTATCTTCGGTGTTTTCGGCATTAACCAATACTACAGTAACAGTTGCAGTAGGATTGACATTGACTACGGGTGCAGTAATTGTCAAAGTATCACCCACAATTAGTGCGCTATCTTCACCCCCTACAGTTGCTATAATATCAATCTCTCCACTAGTAGTAGTAAAAGTAAATGCCGTAGTAACTAAAAATAGCTTGCTAGGGCTTGTACTACTATCGTTACTAAGGAATGTACTACCTGCTGGAATTACAGCCCCTACAGTACCCGTAACAGCGACTGTGTACTCACCCTGTACGGCTGGGAATGGTAGCCTACCTAGTATAGTATTACCGTACCTAATCAACGTTTCATAGTCGCATGTATCAACCCAAATGTTATTCTGAACTTGACCAATAAAGTAATACGCCATCTTAAATACACCAGCCAACACACCAGCCAACACGACTAGAAATGCGTTACCAAATGGATTCAATGATATAGTAAATTCATTCTGCAAAGCAGTTAGAATGTCATTATACAACTCATCTATAGTAGGTATAGTATTCATTACACTTGATAATTTATATATAATTCATCTGGCGACCATTGCATCATGAACAAATCGCCATTAATATTAATCTCCATACTAACCCTATTAGCCCCTGCAATAGTTACCGATACACTATACTCGGCATCAACATTATTCAAGTACTCTAGGTCTTTAAGTATAGCATCTTCAATCTTCTTTCTACCCGAACTAGTTAGCGCAACATCCAATAAAGTATCCTCTGTTAGGCTTAAAAACTTATTATCAGTTAAGTAGTTACCCCACCAATTTGAACCGCCAAAAAGGGCTAAATATGGGCTATTCTCTAAGCCTGTAACGGTTGCCATATCATTGCCTCTTAGCAATAAATCGCCACCGTTACCCGTTTCATATATTAGTATATCAGTTATCATTAGTACGTTCCATAATTATTAAATGATACCCCTCCATTAACATTACTTTCTACAGTATATCCCTTTGGTGCTTTAATATTCAACTCTACGGGTTGAGGCTTACTATTATAGTTGTTCGTAGTTGTAGCCTGTGTAGCTGGTGTAACGGGTAATGCGTTCATTTCTTCGTCAGTTCTTATGTATGACCTATTGCCTGCCTCGCTTACGTTGGTCTTAATAGCATCATAACCGCCTACGACTTTACCAATAGTAGCTTGCATTCCTGCCATTCTATCATATTGGCCTTTGTCCATTTTCGCCTTTTGGTCTTCATACTGTTTATCAGTAATCAAACCTACCTTATTTTGCGCCCAAAGCCATGCCGTAATAACACTGTTTAACATCGCATGGAAACCGTATGAGATATTTTGCAAGCCAAATTGAATTAAGCCCGTGAATATATCCCAATGCCCTTTAGCTACACCAACTACATTCTGCCACAACTCACCCCAACCCTTTATCCTATCACTTGACAAAACAAAGATTGCTATAAGTGCGCCTATTGCGGTAATTATTAGTCCGATTGGGTTTAGGTTCATTACAAAGTTTAGTGCTGTTTGCGCTGCGGTTGCAAGCCATAAAGCTGCGGTTAGTCCGTGTGTCGCTATCATAGCCCCAAACATACCAGCCTTACTAGCTATTACCTCGCCATTTAAAACGCCCTGAGTAACAGCCATTACACCACTAATGAACTCCAATGCCGTAGTGCTAGCGACATTGTACCATACCTGCGCATTATAAGCGAACCACGCCAATCCACCAGCAACTACTAAAGTAGTAAGTAGTCCTAAGTTGTTAGCTAAAAAATCAACTATACCACCCAACACCCTTAAACCTAAACTAGCACCATCACTAGTGGTAATCATTGTTACCATTCTATTCTTTAGCCTAGTAAATGATTCTGCTAGTGTAGATGAGTTTATATCCGCAGCCTTCTGAGCCTCACTAGTGCCTGTAACCGCCTTAGTAAAATCCGTATAAACCCCGACATTATCAAGTAGTATCTTACCTGCCGTTATGCCTTCCTTTCCAAATTTAGCCGTTAAATACTCGTCTTTTTCTTTTGCCGTAGCTAACCTATCTAGGTTGCCCTTCATCTCCGCTAATGCATCATTAATCTTGAATGCACCACTTGAATAGCCTACGCCTGCATTCTGTAAATTGATTATTGCGCTCCTTAATCGGCTACCTGCATCCGCACCCATCTGACCGAACTTAGCCATGGTCTGTATCAATGCGACTGATTGCTCAATGGTAATATTTGCTCCCTTCGCAACAGCACCAAAGTTATTCATAGCCTCGGCCGTATTTGCAATACTCGCTGCGCCCACGGCTTGACCCGCAGCCAAAACATTAATAGTCCTATCCGCTTGGTCTGCGCTCATTCCAAACTGATTCATGATGCCGACCATAGCCTCAGTAGCTGGTTGCAACTCCATCCTACTAGCCTTACTTAATGTTATCGCTGCTTGAGATACTTGGCCTAGTCCAGTTGCCGTCTTGGCAAACTCTGCGTTTAATCCTGCAATCGTTTCAAATGACTTAGCCACCTCCGTACTACTCGCACTAGTGGCATCGGCTACATTCTTAATCTCACTTGTAAACTTTGCGAAATCCGTATCGCTTAAATCACTTACAATCGTTCTAAATGATTGTACGGCCGTTTGGTAATCAAGTATTTGCTTACCCATATCATATGCGAACGCACCAGCCAAAACACCACCAGCCAACTTAGCAGTACTAGCCAAACTAGAAATACTAGATTGCACCTTACTAACAACGCCCGATACTTGTTCGGATGCCGTGAAAATAGTAGGTATAACTAGTTGTTTACTCATTTGCTTTGCTTTTTATTCAATTCTACTACATGGTCATACCAAAATATCACTCCGTAATGGTCTATGCTATCCAAAAACAGCCCACCAATTACGGTAGGCTGCCATTTAAAATGCTCTATAATAGTTCTATATATCGTTAACGTGTCTGCCAATTCATACTCTATACAAAAAAAAGGGTTAATGCCTCTGCTGTTTCTCTATCGGCTGGCTCTAACTTTCTATAAACATTTGGCACATCACCCGTATAGGCACACCAATTGATTAGTATAATGTCTGAACCTGTACTCGCCTTTAGTCTTTGCTTTTCAGCTTCAATCACATCGGCTTGCACCCTAAACTTATATGTAAAAGTATTGAAATCACCAACGGGATGGATAAGGTTCTGTGTAATAGTCTTATCATCATTGATGACCAACCAACCATACATAATAGCCTCAATAAATACATCCCTTGCCTCTGCTAGTTTCTCCCTTCTTGATGGCTTTATTACCCTACTTGCTATGTAGTTGTCTACTTCGCTTGTGGCCTGTTCCTTGCTTACTAAAATTTTGAAATCCATTGTGTGTTTATGTGTGTGTTAATGAAAATTAAATTATACTCTTTGCTTCAACTCGGCAAATGTCAACTTCAATGTAAACGTAGCTTTCATTCTATTTAGTTTCAAATCGCCCGAAATGAAACCCGAACCCATGTACACGCTACCATTTAAGCAACTTATAATGAAGTCAGATTGAGTAAGTGAACCAGCAACAGCAGTGCAATAAGCAAATTCTTTACTCAAATTATCGTCATTGCTAATCGTACCAGAATAGCTACCTACTACACGCTTTTTGCTCATTATCGGACGGCCTGCGCCATCAATAGCACCGCCATCATCATTGCGATAACCGCCATTATCGAACTCGCTATCCTCACCAGCAATAGGGTACAATGTCTTTGCCCCTACCGTTGGATTGATAACCTTTATTTCCGAAATATCACCACCTATAACAAGTGCCATATGTTGTATTTTTTATTATTTATTAACCTAAATTGAAGCCACCATTTACAGTCGCACTCACAATGTGAGCAGTACCGCTAATTTTGATGCTGTTTTCCGTATCTAGTCTGTTCGGATTGCTACCGTTGATTGACGCAGAAATGTTATCATTAGCGAATGCCAAATCAGCAATTAACGCACGGTTAGCGCAATCGGTGTTATATGATGCAATCAACCCCTCAACCTCTTTAGGCTTAATGGTATCTTCGGCCGTAACAGTATCATCATTGTTTACCAATGTCTTACCTAGTACGTTGTCATTTATCATCAATAAGAAACCGAACTTATAATTAAAATATATGTTCAAATCTCTACACCAACGATAGAATGGAGGAAACTCGCCAGATTCATCATATGTGGTAACGAAATCAACTACGCTATATACGCCATTGATAAATTGAGCAGTTGAGCAACCACGATTAACCAAGTATTCACGGTATGTCTGCGCATTGCTACTAGGTATATCGCCTACGGCTGGTGCTGGCATATCTGGGTAACGCATATTTAGTACGCTACCTTGTGGCTTATTCTGAGCAACATTAGCCCAAATAGTAGCCATGTTCGCTGCGGCCTCATATGGCATACCCAACGATAGTGGTGCTGGACATACAGCAACAGTTACCTGCGTACTTCTATCAACCGTTATAGTGCTTGGGTCGTCTGCGCATGAACCACTTAAAGCTATCATTGGTAGCCAATTAGTAGGCTGGTAACGACCTGTAGGATTTATATCATCAGGAACACCATTAAATGCTTCCAATTCGTCTAAAACTGCATCTACTAAGCCATAGCTATTGATAACAATTGTATTCCATTCGTTACCAAATAGATTTAAGCTAGTTGTAACCGTTGGAGTGCCACTACCAGCAGTAGTATTTACCACGCTAAATGTAACGCCAGTACTAGTATTGTTTAGGTCAATGTCAATATTCAAATCATTGCTTGATAGCCCTTTCCACTTAGCCGTAAATACAGCCGTAGTAGTACCCGAACCAAGCATAGGCGCACCAAGTACACTAGCAAGTGCCGTGCGCATCTTGTTACATATCGCAGTTACAGTATCACCAGCAACGATATTAACGGCATAACTACCGCCATCAATCGATTCACGGCCTGCAATCTTCATGTAAACAGTACCTGAGCCTGTAGCCGTACCGCTAGGAGTAACAGTAATTACCTTTGCAACCGCACTGCCTGCCTCTGCCTGCGCATAAGCGTATATAGGTATCTTAACACCTGCATTAAACAAGATGCGAGCAATAGAGTACATAGGGCTACCATAGCCAAACTCATTACCTGCTTGCTTTGCGCTTGTTAGTATAACTTGATTTGTATCTAATCCTGATTGATTAGCTGCGTTTGCCTCAGCTAGAATGCTGATTGATTGCGGTAAATTAGGCGTAGTGCTTGAAAATTTGCCCCTTTTGAGCAAAAAACCAACTACACTACTAACCGCATTGCTTGAAACTGCTGTACTTGCCATAGTGTAACAAAGATACACGGCAAGCCCTTTTTAATTATTTTCTTTGCGGTATAAAAGCATTATAATTCACTAGCCATAAAGTGTGCATAATCGCCCCAGGTAAATTTGTATGACCTTTCAATTACTTTTTTGCGCTTCAATTCCTCGCCACAATTGTAAACTTCAATTTCACGAATAGCCATATTATACACATGGCAATCCCATAAGTGATTATTAACGTGGGCATTCTTTTTTTCCCACCTATTGCTTCCATCATCTTGCAACTTCCTTACCTCGCTTTGGAAGTGGTCAAAATAGTTGTCAAAAAGATACATACCGCTAGTAGGCTGTGGAAAATTCATAAATCCGCTAGGCTGGTAGTTCTTTCTATTCCATGTAAGGCTCATTCTTTGGCTAATATCGTCCTTTAAATATCCAACCTGTAGAAAGTATTCATCTTTTCTTTTTTGGCCAATGCTGAACAACTTTACATTAGTATCGTTCCTCATATACTTATCTTCACGACTACCCCTCAACCCCACAACATTATTCAACGTCCTATCCAAATAGGCGTAAACGTGTAAGTTATATGCCCCTGTATCTACACCCGTCTGATAGATTTTCATTCTCGCTCCGTTATCAATCTCAAATGATTGCGAAATCAAAGCATCAAATTCATCCCATATACAATAAGGCTCGCCATATTGAGCCGTCCACTTGATACGCTCATCATCTTCAACTATCCCCCGTTGGAATGTACCAATGCTACCGTGAGCGACTGAATAAATACTACCACTTTCGGCATGCGCTACAATCTCCCAATCTAAACGCACATCATCAAATGTAAAGTTATGATAGCCTTTCATTTTACCGTTTAAATCCGCACCGCATGTCAACAATACTATGCGCCCGTTACCGTCCTTAATACTTTGTTCCTCTGGAATTATGTAAGGCAAATAGCTACGGGTATTACTCATTATGCTAGTTGACTTTAACTCTGTTTGCTCGGACTTGTATGGTAGGCCTAATCTGATGTTCATAAATGTTTTATGTTTATGCTCATCCCTATCTCGGCCTTTCGGATTAGCCTCAATGAATTTGTACACTAAATCTTCCCAACTATCAAAGCCTACACCTGCGTACAATCCGCTCAAATGAAAACTAGTCATACTCGGATTGCTTCTATTTGGGTTGGTCGCAATCCAATCGCCAGCATTTAGAAATTCATGTTTATTGTTTTCTTTAAATGCACCGCCACATTTTTGACATACATATTCAACAGTACCCCATACTGGTAGCCCTGTGTGTTCATCTTCTTTCCATCTTATGCCTGCCTTATCTCGGTCATTAACTAACACCTCCCATTCAAGCGTAATCATCTCACCGCAACATTGGCACGGAATGAAATACCTATTTTGGTCGCCACTATCATACAATGGCCTTATTAAACTATCCGTGTCTAACTCTGGCGTACTGCACCAAAGTATCTTCTTATTCTTACCATAGCTATTTGACCTAGCCCGTATAAGTTCAACAGTATCACCCGACTTATTACTGCTTTTGGGTGATGCTTCAAGGTCATCCGCTATGGTTAATCTCCAGTTTCTTTGCCTAAGTAACTTGTGATTTGAAGAACTACCGCTTATCAACTTACCACCTGCATATTCTTTCATGCTGTTAGTATCGCCCGTTCTGCTGTTCCTAACCCGTGGCGACTGGCTTGCAATTAAGTGATGAATATCACTATTGCGAATAGCCATATCCAATTCAATCATACTTTCCTCGGATAAGTCCGTATGACCTGTCAAATAACCAATATTGCATGGATGCTCGCTTATATAGTAGCATAAAATAGGCTCAATAACAACTTTAGTCTTACCTAGCTGTGCGCCTCCCATTATGCAAACCTCGGTAAAGCCACTATACGGGCTTAAAGAGTCAATAACTTTACGCCAATAAGGGGTAACATCATAACTCAACTTTCCTTGCTTATTTCCGCTTGTTATTCGCATTCTCATCTCTGCCCACTCGCTAGGCTCTAAGGTTGATAGTTCAAATTTACAAGCATCTAGTATTTTGCGTAGCCTATCCGACTTAGTTACATCCATTCTAATATTATCTTTTTAAATTCTTCAATGTCATCTCGAACAATATGCACCTTTACTCCCACTTTTGCCCATGCGGTGTGTAGCTTGACCTGTTCGGGGCTAAGTGGATTTTTCCCAACCTTCAACTCAATGCCAATTATGCCACCCGTTCGGCTTATGTAGATGAAGTCTGGCACGCCGGCTACAACGCCCATAGCCTTTAGGCGATTACCTTCGCTTGCACTACGATTGCCACCATTAGGCACATGAAATAACCTACCCCTATGCTGTGGGTAATTATTATGAAACCATAAGTAACAACGTGATGTTAGGTTATCTTCTGAGAATGTGCTCATGGTTCTAATTCTTAAACGTATTCAACGCATGTACTAATTTTACTTTCAATTTCATTGTAGGCTTGGATAGATATATCCTACCCTCAACATGCAATGGCTCATCAACCGTTACTTGAAAGTTACGGGGCTTCACATCGCCTACTAACTTATGTGCAATGTAATGGTCAAAGTCAACCCTAAATACCTCTTTACTAAACACCTCAATGATGGCATAGTCGCCCGTATCTCGGAGTGCCTTTAGCAAAGTAATGATGATAGCATGGTACTCACTTTTAGTGTAACCCTTATCCATGATGCCATTATCAACCTTAAATGAATCGTTTCTTAGCCTTAACGCTATGTCGTATGTTATGAATCCACCCATTGTTTAATCCTCCTCTCTGTTTAACATTGCTTGAATCTGTTCTATTGTCATATTTGGGTATTGCTCGGTTAGTGGAATCTGAGTATACTTTGGTCGCAACTCAGCATTTTTATCTTCAATAAGTATAAAATCAATCTTTGCTGGCCTAGATTCACCCGTCCTAATTGGCTTCTTTGAATCGCTATCACGAATAAGAAAGTACTTATTTTTCATACTAACACTGTAATTCCTATGCCTACGCAACCGATAATAGGCCGTCTTGAATGAATTAACATTGCTCACTTCAAAAGTGGCACTATCTCCCGCCTCAATTAGTTTTTCAAACAAATACTCAATCAAACTGACGTAGTTTTCTTTTTTTTCTCCAGTCTTATTCTTAGGCTTTACAACAGTATCAATTGCTACTTTAGTAAACAATATACCTTTTCTCATACAAATTCAATGATTTATAACAAATGTAGGTATTTATTTATAACTGCCAAAAAATTTATACGAATAAATAAACACAAAAAAGATTAAAACGCAATACCAGCAACAGTATCAATGTTATAAAACGAATTTAATAGCTACCATTTTTCAAACTTTTGGAGCTAACCTAGGAAATTTTTTAAAATTTGTAGTAATATGTATAATTATAACACACTGCGTTATTTATAACAAGTTACTAAATTTAATAACCCCCGTACATGTATGGTATATAGTAATTGTTATAAAAGTACACGTTACTAACTTTTTTAAAAAAATGTTCCAGTGAGGTTTGAAGTATGCATATTGATTTTTTTATCATGCGTTTTTTACCCATTTTACCCCTCCAAATCCTCAATAATTGCATCAATTTTCTTCTTCACATTCTCAATACTATCCTCATATGCTTTGTTCAAAACAAAGATTCCGTGTTTACGTTGAGTACTCACCTCGGTTGCATCAATGTTGTACTTAAAAGCGAATTGTGTTAGAAAATTATCTAATACCGCACGAAATTCGTGCGTAATACTTCGGCCTACCTCCGTTACTAATTTCTCAACAATATCTACCTCAACCAACTGTCCTTGAAGCTTTGAAATTATGATTTTCTCCTTCTTATCCCCATTGATTTGCCTGCGCAACTTGGCCTTTTGCATCTCAATTTCAATGTCTAAGAGGCTGTTTGATGTAATTTCTGTTGGTTCGTCTTGGTCTTGCTCCATTGGTGATGGCTCTGGTTTGGCCTTTTGCTCTATTTTAGGCGCAACTTTTACCACTTTAGGCTTCACTTTTTTGATTGGATTGGGCTTTTTCTCCTGTTTTTTTGAGATAAACTTAATGTTTACAGGGTGATTTGAATCAATCGTATCATTTTCAACGTGAATTTGTTTGCGTTGGATGTACACTGCCAGTGCGTTTGTTGGCATGTTGCACATATCGGCCAATTCCTTTTTTGACAATATCATAGGTTAAATTGTTTGCAACAAATTTACGATATTCGCAACAAATGAACATTTTGCAACAGTTCACCCCTAGTTTCTGCAACAGGGGCAAAAAAAATTGCTTGAACTATTTTTTTGAAGTGTCATATTCAT